GTAGAAAAGGTTTGTCAATTCTTGAATCGGGTTGTTCTTTATACCTATGATGCAATTTTATTGGATGTTCCAAATGATGAGTTATATTTGATGGATAAAGTTGCGGGAATATTAAGTGCAGGTGGATATCCTGTTCGACAATACCGTGGTCACAATTATAATGAATTAAGCGTATATAAAATATAGTGTTATCGAATAAAATTTGATACTTATAAGGAGTTAGCAGGTTAACAGTCTTATGAGTACTATATGAACGAAACCCAACTGTTATGTACTTTTATAGCGGCTGATAAATTGGACGAAAATGTAAATTTAGTGAAGAATTCCTATACATTAGCGTTCAATAACATATATGTTTTAGAAAATGTAGATGACCCAAATCAATTAATATTGACCTACAATATTGTTGCGGGTTCATTAAAAGAACATTACGCACCACCAGCCTCAACTATATCAGTCCATAGAAAGAAACAAACAAATACAATATATACAATTAATGCATTGAACGCATTGATTGCTAGTAAGAACGGCGGTAAGATAGATAAATCCTATAAGATTGATTGGGATGAATTAAAAAATTCTATTCTTGTTACTGCGCATGGAAATTTAAAAATAGTAAAAACAAAAATAAAAGAAATATTAAACTTTTAATCAAGTAGGACTTGACAAACTAAACGCAGGGTAATATACTTCTTCCTACTTGGGTATACTACAAGATAAACACCCATTTAAACATTTTTAAACACAGGAGAAGGACAATGGCATTAGACATCAACGCATTAAAGAGTAAGCTCAACAGTTTCAAGCGAGTCGGCGGTGGGGACCGCGATACCGCTATCTGGAAGCCGAAGGAAGGAAAGACAGTCATCCGTATCGTTCCGTGGAAGGATAACCCCGAGAATCCCTTTATCGAACTCTACTTCCACTATTTGGGTAATAAGACCCATCTCTCACCACTATCATATGGCAACCGTGACCCGATTGCGGAGTTTGCTGACGCGCTCCGCTCTGACCAGTCACGTGACCCGAAGGAACGTTATGCCGAAGCTCGTCCGTTCATGCCGAAGCTTCGTACCTATATTCCTGTCATCGTTCGCGGTGAAGAGGATAAGGGTGTTCGTTTCTATTCGTTCGGTAAGACGGTCTATCAAGAGCTTCTTTCGTACATCTCTGACCCTGATTACGGGGATATCACCGATGCCAAGACTGGCCGTGATATCGTAGTTGAGTACATTCCGAAGGAGAAGTCGGACACAAGTTTTGCCAAGACTTCGGTGAAGGTCAAGCCAGCCCAGACCCCGCTTTCTACTGACGCCTCTCAGATGAAGCTCTGGATGACTGAGCAGCCTGATATCAAGGAATTGTATACTGAGCCGACCTACAATGAGCTGAAGGTCACGCTTGAGAAGTATCTTGATCCTGATAATTCGGTTATCACTCCAGCCCGTGAAGCTGAGGCTCCCAAGTCTGAGACTGTAACGGCCGCAACTCCAAAGGAGAATGTCAAGAACGCAGTTGATGCGTTTGACGAGCTGTTCAACGATTAATTAACCAGAAACACGCTGTGTGCTGGGTAGCCTCAAAACTACCCAGCGCCTGCGTGTTTTGTTACATATAAGGAAACCTATGGCAAAAGAAACGAAAACAAAGAAGTCCAGTCCATCGGCAGATAGAGATGAATTGGCACAAGTTATCGCAGATAGCTTGAATAAGTTATACAAGGATGGTCAAGTCGCCTATTTCCTTGATGGTGAGGAAGAAACTCCTACGGATTTGACCGACTTCATTTCCACTGGTAATACGATGTTGGATATCGCTATCAGTAATCGTCCGAATGGTGGTATTGCCGCTGGTCGTATCACCGAATTGACTGGATTGGAAGCATCTGGTAAGTCACTCGTTGGTGCACAACTTATTGCGACCACACAGAAGCGTGGTGGTGTTGCAGTTCTTATTGATACCGAAAACGCGGTGAACGATGAGTTCTTCCAAGCAGTCGGTGTTGATATGAAGAAGCTTGTCTATGTGCAACACGATACCGTTGAAGATATCTTTGATTCTATCGTGAACATCATTGAAAAGGTCAGAGCAGCTGCGAAGAAGGATAAGTTGGTCACGATTGTTGTGGACTCCGTTGCCGCTGCTTCTACCAAGACGGAAATGGCCGCGGACTTCAATAAGGATGGATATGCAACTGCAAAGTCCATCATTATCAGTAAGGCAATGAGAAAGATTACCAACCTTCTTGGTCGTCAAAAGATTGCACTCGTATTCACCAATCAGCTTCGGCTGAAGATGAACGCTCCTGCGTTCTCTGACCCATACACCACTTCTGGTGGTAAGGCAATCGGCTTCCATGCTTCAACTCGTATTCGTCTGTCACAGATTGGGAAGTTGAAGGATTCAGCAGGGAACATCATTGGTATCACCACGAAAGCAGTGGTCACTAAGAATCGTTTGGGTCCGCCATATCGTGAAGCTGAATTCAACATCTATTTTAATCGTGGTATTGATGATTACAGCAGTTGGTTAGATGTCTTGAAGGAAAACGGCATCATCAAGCAAGCAGGTGCGTGGTATTCCTATAACGATGAGAAGTTCCAAAGTAAGGAATTCCCAACGTTCCTTGAGGCAGACCAAGAACGAAAAGCAGAACTATATGATAAGATTTGTGAAGCGATGATTATGAAGTATGAGAAGGACTTTGACCCGTCTGCGGTGAGTAAAGAAGCTGCGGAGGACGAGGAAGAAGTATCACCATCTAAAAAGCAATTACTCAATGACTGATTTATTGAAGGTATTCAACGAACTAAAATTTGACAGTAAGGAGGAACAGTCCATCATCAGCAATTATAATGGAAGAGTATTGCTGATTGATGGTCTTTAGCTAAACACCTTCATGAGAAGTTATGCAGCAATTCCTACGTTGGATGATGATGGTAATCATATCGGTGGGATGGCTGGTTTCATGAAATCCTTGGGGTTTGCTATTCGTAGCTTCAAGCCCACCCGTGTTGTATTGGTATTTGATGGTAAGGGTGGGTCACAACGTCGGCGTAAGATACACAAGGAATATAAGGCAAATAGAAAACCACCTACTCGTTTGAATCGGCAGTATGATATGACTACCGATGAACAAGAAAAAGAGAATATGAAGTGGCAGTTGGTATCATTGGTAGAAATGGTGGAGTACCTACCAGTATCTATTCTTGCATTAGACCATATTGAAGCCGATGATGCGATTGCATATTTCTCTGAATTGGTTACCAAGAATGGCGGACATAGTATTATCTATTCTACGGACAAGGACTTCTTACAGATGGTCAGCGAGTCGGTCAAGCTGTACAATCCCGTTAAGAAGAAAACCTTTGATATAGATGTGGTACTGGAAACCTATGGTGTGCATCCAAGCAACTTTGTATTCTATCGGTCACTACTTGGTGATAAGAGTGATAACATCGATGGAATCTCTGGGGCTGGAGAAAAGACCGTATTAAAATATATTCCAGAATTGGCTGACCCTAATGCAGAGGTCAATATAAATCTAGTTGAACAGAAATATGCAGATAGTAAAAAGAAACCGAAGCTGATAGAAAATATATTGGATAATAGTAATGTGGTAAATAGAAATTTGCAATTAATGAATTTGCACGATGTGGATATTAATATTGACGCAAAGATGAAAATATTACATAAATACGAAGAAGGCTGTCCTCCGCTTCGGAAGGCAGACTTGACAAAGCTGATGGTTAAGAATAAACTGATCAGTAGTATACCAAACTATGATGAATGGATTACTTTTTCATTTGGCACTTTAGCGAGATATTATGGTAAATCATAAGCAATACGATAAGAATGTAGATACGCTGGCAAAGTTTGGTCCGAGTTTCCAAGCAAAGGCTGTAGCTGCGATGCTGAACTCGCCGGACTTCGTTGCCCAATCATTTGATGTTATCAATCCAAACTTCTTTGAATTGGAAGCAAATCAATGGATTGTTGAAACGACTTTAGAGTATTTCAATGATTATAAGGTGCTCCCAACATTGGAAGTGTTCAAGGTTGAAATGAATAAGGCGGTCAAGGATGATACGTTGCGTACATCTATCGTTGAATCGCTCCGTGGTATTTTCCAGAAGATGAAGGACAACGATTTAGATTATATCAAGGACAGCTTTGTTGATTTCGCTAAAAATCAAACATTGAAGTCAGCTATCATCAAGTCGGTTGATTTGCTTCAAATGGGTCAGTATGGTGAAATCAAGACCATCATTGACGGAGCGATGCGTAGTGGTCAACCCAAGACTGTTGGTCACGATTGGAAGAAGGATGTTGAACAGCGTCTAACAAAAGATGCCCGTGCTACAGTTCCCACTGGTTGGGATGCACTTGATTCGCTTATCGGTGGTGGGTTGGCTGGTGGTGAGTTGGGTGTAGTCATCGCTCCGTCTGGTGTGGGTAAGAGTTGGGCACTCGCCACGATTGGTGCAAACGCAATACAAAAGGGCAAGAAGGTTGTTCACTATACGCTCGAGTTGAATGAGAATTATGTCGGTCTACGATATGATACAATTTATACGGGCATCGAACCTGGGAAGATTCCAGAACATCCTGATATGATTAAGGAGTTGGTCGAGAAGATTAAGGGTGAGATAATTATTAAGTATTACCCTGCTCGTACGATTACATCGCATACTATTCAAGCTCACATTCAACAGATGGCTTCGTTGGGATTCAAGCCCGACCTTGTGATTGTTGACTATGCAGACTTGATGAGTGCGAACGCCAGAACCGATGCACGATATCAAGAGTTGGGTGCGGTATATGAAGAACTTCGTGGACTGGCTGGTGAATTACAGATTCCGATTTGGACAGCTTCTCAAACTCAAAGAAGTGCGATTCAAGAGGAAGTCATTC